TGCTGCCCCGTTTCAAAAAAGGAGGGGATTACTACGCCAACGCACAGCGGGTCCTGGGCGACGTTCCAGCAGAGTTTGGTGGCCAAGCCCCAGTTGCTCCCGTTGCCAAGAATCCGACGACGACTGCACAGCGTAAGCAACGTGCTGAATCGTTACTCGGCAGCGTAAAGGAGAACATCGTGGAGCAATTGCTTCGCAGTGCTCTTCAGGTCCCCACAGTCCCTGGTGTTTTCGGCACCACGGTAGGTTTCCAAAATCCCGGCAAGCTCTTCTGATGGCTTATATCGAATACGCCGATAAGTATCTACCAGGTGAGGTGTATCGCAGCACTTATGGCGCTGCGAGCACCAACCCTTTTTACAAGGTATTAGCGCAAGCAAAAAAGAACGTCAAGTTCTACCCGGATGAACAAGATACCATGTCTGGAGAATCCTTCCAGCGGTTCCTTAATCTCCAACGAAATCCTTCTTCTTTGTACTCAGAAGCAGTTAAATATCCAAAAGGTTTTAATCAATACATGAGTCTTGTACAAGAGTTCGGATTGAATCCGGGCTCGGTATAATAGACAAACAAGGGACCTAAAGACGTGGCAAGTACTAGCACAAACAAGCAGCCGCTTTTAGTTGACCGCCCGCTGTTTGATTCGGTGCGTGTCACGACTCAGACAGTTGGCAGCCAAGCAGGCAACACCGTTTTCGTTCAGGGTGGTCAAGCTCCTTCCATCCTGGTGGACATGGATGCTGCCCTGGAAGAAGACAATAACAATGGTGGTGTGGTAGAAGCCATCACCATTATCCGTAACGACTATTACCGGGATGCTGATTACAGCGTTACGAGCGGTACCTCTGGCACGGTGATCTCTCTCACCAGTGGTCAGATTGTTTTGATTTTTGATACCGGTGTTCTGACCAACGGTGTCGCTAGTGGCTTTGGTTACTACACCTATACCGGTTCCAGCACCCTCACCGGTGTGAATACCGCCATTAATTACTCCGGTGGCATCGCCTCTGGCTTTGTTTATAACGGCGTGAACTACGGTTACCAGCCGGAAGTCACCTTCGTTTTCTACCACACCCGTGGCACCACCACTCCGATTCCTGCATCCGGTGACTACCAGGTTCTGTTCACCAAACAGGTTCCGGCTAACACCCAGCGTGTTGATTGCACGGACGTGATGCCTGAGCTTGCTGTGCCCGTGGTTGCCGCTGGTAACACCACTGGCCTTGGCAACGGCGCTCCTTTGCGTAACCGTGGCGTCTACCTGGAGCGTGGTGACCGCATTTATGTCGGTGTGTTCCCGGACGGACCGAATGCTTCCGGTTATATTCCCGGCGCTCACGTTGCTGCACAGGGCGGCTTCTTCTAACGATGGCCCGGAGACGCGGAAGCTCCTTTGGAGTAGCCCGTAACTCCAAAGGCAACTCATTTGGGGACTTCATTCGTTCAGAAGCAACGACCCCCAGAAACGTCACACCCATAAGGACTGAGTTCTCAAGGGGCTCGGTTCCTGATTCGATCTATTCGTCAAACCGAGAAGCTGCTTGGTCAAGGTGGCGGCGTGGATACGAAATCTACGCCCACAGCATTGCGACGGAAACCTACAGCTACCCGTTTGACTACCTAATTCCTTTGCCTCCAGGGACGGTGATTCCCCCTGGGGCTAACCCACCCAAGATTCCAGGTGCGTTCCAGGGATTCCCAACCACCAACAAAGAACTTGGGATGCATTGGGCCGGTGTTCGCATCGCCGGTAGCCTGCGTTTCGACAACGTTCGAGACAAAGACGGAGATCCTTCTCCGATTCTGTCCGTCACAGAAGATGCGGACTACTGGTACGTCACCTTAAGTGGAGACTGGAGCGCAGCAAACCCGTTACCAGCACCTCTTTTTATTGCCCCCGTGGGACCGATTCCAAAACAATATCCGATTAACGGAGAGATTTTGGAAGATCGGATTATTTCTGTTGGCGGCACACCAATCAATAGTCAAACAATCGACCCAACAACTCAAAAACGATACGGTTATGTTCAAGCCGTTTTGGTATCTACTGATGAAGTTAACGGGATCTTAAAACTGCAGAAACAAGGTTCTGTTGAATCAACACCAGACGGTGTCTTGCAAACCCCTGCAACCAGACCACCAAACGTCGGCCGGTTTCTGATGACCGGTACACGTTACTGTTGTTCGTGCCAAGACTTTACCCGTAGAGACTACGCTTATCTCATGGGTTTAGGCAATGGAAACCAAAAGATCTTCCCTAGGACCAAGGTTTCCACTGTGAAGCCCGGTCGCCGTGAGATCATGCGCCTGCGTGGCGTGGTTGATAACAGCGCCATGACCAGTGCGACAGTCAACCGTCAAATGGAGATCATCTCTCCTTCATCTGAATACAACATCCCACCAACCGTCACACCAAACAGCCAAACAATCCCTGGAACCATTCGAGACAACCCTGGTGTGTTTCGAGATTTTGGTAAGACCTACACAAGGAACAACCCACTGCCATCTCTTGAAGGCGCAAGGGCAGAAGGACCGCCCAACTACAACGATTACACCAGTTCTCCCAACGGGGATGGTTCCTTCACCATTACGTCTCTAACGGACAACTGGACACCATTGCTTGATGAGCTGCGTTACTGCAAACACATTTACGCCATGAAGTTTGCAGAGAAAGTCTTTCCGCCTGAGCCATCAGACTTGCCTGTAGAAATCGGCAGCATTGTTGAATGGGAACAACGGTTAGTGGAAGAAGTTGACAAGGAGAACGAGAAGGCAGGCTATGAGCTTGCCAGGCGTGGCCTTTCGTTGATGGATGTCCCTCCTTACAACTGTCAGGCACCCATGATGATGCCTATGATGCAAAAACTATTTAACGTCCCATCTACCTTTGTATTGATGAGCGGATTCAGAATGTACGATAAAAATGGAACTGAATACAATCCTTCTCAAGGCGGGAGGCCAGGAGTGTAATGGCAGATTTTGGCGACATCGTAGACGGTACATTTGTCCTATCTCCGGAGCAAGTGGAGATCCGTAAGTACGGTTTTAGTCCGATTAAGTCCGAAGGTGTCCCTACCGTGTACCACCCAGGAGACGTGGTGAACTTGCCATTCTCTTCTGGAGAGCTTTCCACGATGGAGGCCATTGGCCTTGCATGGGGCTCCTTCTCAAGCGGTGTAGTGCCTGAGTAGCATAAGAAATCTTAATATTGTATACTTATATTAAGTCTCACGAGACTTATTAAGGAATCCTTTACCCCTTGCGAGCTGTACCGACCATTCGATATGGTTCGGGCAATCACAGTTCACTTCAGCCATGACTAACGCACCGCCACTTGACCAGCGGATCGTGGATGAATTCTTCAAGCTGGAAGGCCGCCGAGGCTTTAAGGGAATCGCCTGGCTTTATGGCATGGTCGCCACCTACGGCATCAATCCAGAAGAGCTAGAAAGCGGTTACCACTGGGACGGGACCTCTCTTGTTATCACAAGTAAAAAGCGTCCAGTCCGCCCGCTGCATCCACAGTGGGTTGTTTTGTTTCAGCTCAAAGAAAAGCAGCCTCACAAACTGCAAGGCTGCTGGGAGTCCCTCTCGTCATCCTTGTACAGAGCGATGGCGCATCAGCAGGTAAGCTTCAACATCACCGATCTGCTCTTAGCGCACCGTCTGCGCAAAGGCTATTATCGCAACCTCAAGCAGCAACAGGCATCAGTCCCTGCTTATGCAGTTGCTTCCTGACGGCTTCCACGTTCCAGCGATAGCTGTCGCGTGACATGCAACCAGGGAAAGCTGCGAAGTGAGGACCTAGCTTCAGGGTACCGTTATCGCGGTACTGAAACAGAGTTTTGCGGTCAATGCCCAGGAGTTCTTCTGCCCGCTGGGCAGAGACCCATCCCCGTGCTTTGGTCATGGTGCTGCGTTGAAGCGCGTACTGACATACCGTACCAAGAGTCAATAGCCTGTCAACAGGCTTAAGGAAACTTTTATCTGTTTAATTTGGATGGCCTTATGTGTGGGGAAATTAGAATAAATTAACGGCAACTAAAGAGTATGTTCAACTGTGAACAGGATCCCCTCGCCCTGCTCATTGAATTAACTCCGAAGTTAGCAAAACGACGTTTCAGACAATCTATCTACGACGCTTGGGATTGCAAGTGTGGCTATTGCGACGAACCTGCCACCTCTCTTGATCACATCGTACCAAGATTTAAATCGGGCTCCAGCAACCGTAATAACCTGGTACCCGCCTGTCGTAGGTGCAATGCAAATAAAGGCAGCAGCCTCATGGAAGAATGGTATCGACAACAAGATTTCTTTAATGAGATCCGACTGCAGCGTCTAAAAGCCTGGACCGAACAAGAGGTGATTGATCTTCACGCTTATACCTCTCCTGGCGCCCAGCCTAGATTTGCGGTCTAAGCTTGATAAGATAATAAGATCGGATAAACACATAGATAATGGGTATCGCGTATAACCCCTCAACATTATCCTGGAGCGTTACCAACGAGAGGACTGACTATAGAACTAATTACGAAACCAACAACGACACCAGTCGTCGCACTGATTATCCGACCAATAACGCATACCATACTTATGGAACCTATTGGGATCCTAATAGTAGGAAGTGGGTAACCGGCTGGCACACCACAACTGACTATGGTTCGGTGGGCTTTATGCCCTACCTGCCAACCAATTTACCGACTAATTTACCTACAAATTTACGAACTGATTATCCAACAGACAAGAAAAAGAAAGTTTCAGACGGCTGGGAACGCGTTTGCCAAGGTCCTTGGTGGCGTCGGCGTTGCTCTGATGTTGAAAAGTTTAAATGGGTTGATGATGAAGACAAAAACAGAGAAAACAGACAAAAGAATAACGCCAACCATGCCACTAACGTGGCCAATGCGCAGACTAATGCTGCCAATGCACAAACCAACTTAAACAATGAGACAGCAAACGTAGATATTCAAAAACAAAATGAACGTGTTAAAGAAATGAACACGGGCATTTTTAATACAAACACAACCAATGCAACGCTTAACACCACAAATACCACTCTTAACCAGCAAGCTCGCGACTTAAACGCAAAGAACGCTCAGCTGAATGCAGAAAACACTGCTACAAACACTCAGAACACAGCCAAAAATAATCTCTACTCCAAAACTCTTGCATTAGCAAAGAGCACGCAGGGAGGAGACTATGTTGCGCAACGTGATCAGATCAGTAAACAAGATTTGATTAATGCTGGTGTTTCTTCAGCAGATGCCGACGCATTGGTTTCGAGTGTTCAAGAACAGTTCAAAACGTTCTATAAAACAGAAAAGTTGGAACTCTGGGATCCAAAGCTTGGCGCCCAGCCTCCTTACGCTGATTACCTGATTAATAATTTAGGAGTCAAACCAGACGCTGTAACGGGCACATTTGATCCTGATTACTACAAAGAACAAAACCCAGAGCTGATCACCGCTTACTCCCAGGCAGTTCTTAATGATGATATTGATATCACTGAACGCTATGGCGAAAACAACTACTACTGGCAGCACTACACAAACATTGGTCGAAACCAGGGGTTACGCGGTAACCCAGAAGAAGACACAGCTCGTGCAGACTCCTACATAGAAGAAGGTCCTACTGATGCGGAAATCCAGCAGATTCGAGACCTGCAGCTTGGTGTAGACCAGGACACTATCACCCAACGTCTTCTAAACATCACAGAAGTTAATAACGAATGGACTAAGGCCCGGCAAGGAGATCCCTACTGGACAGCCTTGGCAAAAGAAAAGTACCTGGACGTGGAGAACGCTGATGAATTTGCGGTGCTTTTCCGCTTGTCAGAACGTGACGAAGACAAGCAAATCGCGCTCAACTACAACATCAATGCAGGCAGCGGTATCACAGAACTGGAGCAAGCAATCAACGATGCGATTGGTGCCAAGGCAGAAGTTGACATCAAAAAGTTTGCGGCATTAAACCAAAGCATCCTTAAAGAAACAATCACGCAAATGAAGAAAGTAAAAGCTGAGCAAGAAATGCTTGGCTTCTACAAAGGCTTCCAAGGTTTTAATGAAATTTTCAACATTAACGAAACACTTGCCAACTCAATCCTTGGAGACACTGGAGTAGGTGGTATCCTCTCATTCACCTCAGCAGGTAAAGCAGAAGAAGATCTTGTAGGCGCTCTTGGTAACGTCACTGGCCTACGCAACAACGTTGGCTATAACTGGCAGCAATGGTTCGACCAGGCTATTAAGGATAAATACGGAATTGACTACAGCATCTTTGAACCACTGGAAGAGAAAAAAGATATTATTGACGCTTTTAATAGCCCAGCAACGGAAGCCAAGGTTTACGATGCGGCTACAAATGAATTCAATAAAGAGTTTCTAGATCGTGCAGGATTTACCAGTACGCAAGCCCTGGTTGATTTCCTGCAGAAACAAGGAACAGAAGGTCAAACCATTCTTGATGTGATTAAAGGAGATCCAGGAGACGGTGCAAAGACAACCTTGGTGCCCATCCGATCCCGCCTTGAAGCTGACATCAAGCTCCTAGACGAACAGAAAGATCGCGCTTTGGCACTGACCTACACCGCTGGTGATGTCACCCAAGCAATGAACATCGAGGCTCAGTTTGCTCGTGACTATATTGACGAATATCTCATGCCTCGTTTTAACACCGCTCGTTCAATGGACGAGTTTGTTGAATATCTGGATGTTCGCCAGGAAGAAAAGAACCCCTTCCAGACGCAGGACTCCTATGACGCCGTGAAGATGTTGGGTGAGCAATATACAAAAGAATATCTCGACAAGATCAAACTTGAGACCCCCAGGGCATTTGACCCTAATTTTTACTTTGAACCTATTACTGATAGTTACAACAAAGAAGATTACGAAAAACAAAAGACCACCGTTGCAGAAGATTGGGAGAAAGCAAAATCTGGCGATGCTTACTGGGCGGCACAAGCCTACAGATTTGGCATTGATATCAATAACAAGGCAGCGTTTGCACGCATGCACTTTGAGGTGAAGGGCCAAGGTCTAGGTTTTGACCCCGCAGAAGATATTGTTAACGCCGGTAAGGTTAAAGACTTTATTTATGACACTGTTCTTCCTGTGATGAAGGATGAAGCCTTGAAGGGCGATCCAGTCTTTGGTCAGTTCATCACCCCAGAAGAATTTGCCGATGAGATGCTGAGAGGCTTGGATCCAGCCGAGACACCTGATGAATGGAAGGAAATCTTGCAACGTTATGGCTTACAAGACTTTGCTGGAAACATTGAAGAACTGAAAGAGTACATTATCGAGACTCTTCGTACGGGTTCTGCCCAGGAGATCAGAGAAGAGATCAAGTACCTGAACGACAAACGTCAGCGGCCAACACAAGAAATTCTCGGTGTTACCTACATCGAAAGAGCAGAAGACTATAAAGATGAGATGGCAAAGCCCACTACTGAGCTTTATGCCATCTTCCAAAAAGCTGGGTACCAAGGAACAGAAGACGAGTTCTACAACAACTTTTTCCCTGACCTGGACCGTAGTGAGCAGATTACCCTCACCAAAGCAGGTCGTGATGACAAGCTAGAGGCCTATGGCCTAGATCTTTCTGATCCATTTGCTTCTCTTGGCACGATCGAAAGCTTCTTCCCGGATTATCAAACAGAGGCAGAAAAAGAAGCAAAAGAACAATCACCTGCTGAAAAGTTCACAAGCTATTTTAAAATTGGAGAAGACGACGAGGAAGATGTTGAATACATGTCTGATGCAGGTCAGAAATTCCTCGGTGAGTTCACTTCCATGTTTAAAGGTCTCTAATGTCAGATAAACGTAAGAAAGCAGCCAAGGCAGCCAAGCTTGCCAAAGATGACATGGAGTGCAACAAGCCTCGTCGTACTCCTGGCCACGCCACTAAATCACACGTTGTTAAAGCTTGTGAAGGAGGCGAGGAAAAGATCGTACGGTTTGGCCAACAAGGCGTAGAGGGTGCAGGCAAAAACCCAACCACAGAAAAGGACAAGGCCCGCAAAAAGTCCTACTACGCTCGGCACAATGCCCAAGATCCTGATCCCGACAAAATGTCTGCCAGGTACTGGTCTCACAAAGTAAAGTGGTGACGTTCCTTCCCCATGAAGAAAATGAAGAAAGGCGGTGGCTTCACAGCTGGCAAGCCTAAAAAGACCCGTCAGGGCCAAGGTACTAATTCAAAGAAAAATCACGGCCGTAAACAGAAACGCGGACAAGGCTGATTAGCTTTTTATTTGTGTAATATGGGAGTACTTGTTGTATTCCCATGGGCGAATTTCGGGAAGCCGTAGAACTTATTCGTAAGTACGAAGGTTTTAGCGAAAAAGCATATCCGTCTGGGGATGGATCTGGCTACATAGTCGGATACGGTACTGAGTACTACCCAGACGGTAGCCCCGTCAAACAAGGGCAGTGGTGTACCAAGGAGAAAGCCTTGGAGTACCTTGCTCATGAAATCAAAGCTATCTGTTCATTGTTGGATAGCCTGCACTTGCATCTTGATCATTCGATGCAACAGGCATTGATCTCTTTCATCCACTCCATTGGATGGACTCCATTCCTTTACAGCAATATCGTTGATGCCATCGAACGCGACGATTTGGCAGAAGCAGCTGACGAAATGATGAGCTGGATTTTTAATGAGAACCACGAGGTCATTGGCGGCCTCTTGGATCGTCGCCGGGAAGAAGTTGCTTTGTTCCTACGGGAAACTGATGACTCCCCTTGGACCTCCACTGAAGTTTTGATGACGGCATTCAGGAACTATTCCGCTGCACCGCACCAGGTACGTGCCATCAGGATGTTGGAAGAAAATATTAACCCTTACGTCCTTGCCGAATTTGCCAACAACTTTCGGATCTCTGAAAGTCCATGGATTCCGCTTTGCTCTGAAGAGCTGGATTCTCTATTTGCTACCTAGGATTAGAATATTCCTATCAAGTTAAAGGCACGAGATGGAGAGGCAAGTTGAACCCAGGCAATTTGAGTTGCCCCTGGAACTGCAGTTCTCCATGCGCAAGGCTGAGATGGCTGCCCAGGAAATGACATGGGACGAGCTGTATTACGCACTGCTCAATCTCTACCACCAACGCTTGATGGAATGGCATGCCGTGAAGGAAATTCTGATCGATGAAAACATCGAACTGAACTTTGATGTGCCAACAGATCTGGAACTAGAAGAACTCGCCGCCGCCTGCGCAGGTTACGATGACGACGACGAGGAAGAAGAAGAGGGTCAGCCGTTCTGAGCTTCGACCAACGCAACAAGACGGTCCAGGTACCACTGGGCCTTTTTTAATGACTGAAGCTCACCCTTATGGCGCTCACGCCAAAGGTATTTAACAACATTACCCTTGAGGTAACCACGGAATTCTTCAAGGGTTTGCTGCGCTTCAATCGCTTCAATGCACTCAATTGCACCATCGGTGTAATGAGAGGGATGATTAACCTCGTCCCCCTGGATCACAGGAGGAGATTCAATCGTAAATACAGGCTCTTCTTTTACGGCCCAGGGGACAGGACAAACTCCTCCCGGGCACTCACTAATCTCGTCTACCGGCGCAAACCACGTCGTTTGAGAGATTCCTCCTTCATTTCCTCCGAAGGTTCCTCCAGTTCCAGAACCAGAGTCTTTGGTTGAGGTGCTGCTCCCATCGCCAAGCCCTCCTCCATCGACGGGATGTACCCCGTCATTCCAGGACGTGCTCCCTCGAGATTCAACGGATTCCTTTCTAGCCCCTGCTCGCATGCAACCAGCCCACGATTGTACTGATCATATAAGGGTACATCATTTTCTTCGTTAGCGAGTGGCTGCCCAAAGTCTTCAATAGACAAACAGCGTTTCTTGACTTCATCTTGAACGAAGCTATCCAAGAAACCGGCCGAATCACCGTGGTACATGGGATATAAGTCTTGAATTATTCCTTTTACAATAGTATCATGGCAAGAATTTTCGACCCGGTATACGATCCTCGACAGGACTCTGGTAGCTCAGGGTCAGAGGTTTCGGATCTACACCCTGAACGTGCTTACGATACGGACTTACGTCGCATCGACGAAGACGAGCGCGGTGATGTAGAAGCAATTAACGACAAGCAAGAGAGAGTTGGTCGTTTTATCAAAGCTGCAAAGACAGCTGGTAAATACAGACAGCAGGCAGCCATTGCTGAACCTACGATTCGTGGCGAGACACCTCGAAATCCAGCCAGTATTGCTGGTACAGAGGTGCCAAGCAAAGGTGATACGTTCCCCCAAGCAGGAAGCACGAACTATGCTCGCAAGCCTGGAGGAAGTTTCGGCACGTTCTACGGCTACTAATACCAGTTGGTATTAAGGTCCTCTAGTTCCAAGACGTTCTGGAGTTCTTCCAGTAAATTTTGGATCTCAGTGAGGACCCACTGGCTATTCTCAGACCGGAACCTTGCAAATGCGGAGGACAACTCCTGATTTTCAAGGAAAACAACTTGTTTTTCCAGGAGTTCTAGGATCTGAAACCGTTGCTCGAGATCGTGCCTTTGCATAATCAAGCCTTTGAATAAACAACTTCTTGTGCCTGGTTCTGGTACTTACCTTTCCGATCTTGGTAAGAGACATCACAAGGAGTACCACGCAGGAACAGAAGCTGGATAATTCCTTCGTTGGCGTAGATGCGGTTGAACTGCCCTGTCGCATTGCTGATCTCAAGCGTCAGGTAGCCCTCCCAACCGGCCTCGGCAGGGGTAATGTTGGCAATGATGCCAGAACGGGCATAGCTGCTCTTCCCCATGGCAATCACGGTGACATCCTGGGGCAACTTAAGACGTTCTTCTGCAACCGCAAGACAATATCCATAAGGAGGCAGAAGGAAATATTGGCCCTTTTCATCTTCTAGAAGCTCCGCTTCCGTCAAGATCTTGGGGTTAAAGTCCTTGGGATCAGATACACCCTCTTGAATGCGACCAAAGATCAGGCATTGCTTAGGTGAAAGTCGAATGTCGTAACCGTAAGAGCTAAGTCCATAGCTCAAAATACGGCGACCATTCTCTTCATTTACCAGATGATCGGTGAGGGGCTCGATCATCCCTTGCTCGATAGCAAATTTTTTAATCTCGGCGTCGCAGAGGATTCCCATAGATCCTGTTAATCGTCTTTAACTATACCGGGTTCAATAGATTACGCGGCCTTTTTCCTCGTATATGTCGATAAATTTCTGTGTGGCAGCCGCAGAGTTGGACTGTGGTTGGAGATAGACCAGGAACGAAGTGCAAGTCCGATGTGTACTTAATCCCTCACTGGAATTTTTCATGAGGGTAGGGACAGTACGCAAAATGCACATTGGAAAATCAAAGATCTTCTGTTCGTACCGGATCATGTCCGGACAGTTGGTGAAATAAAGTCCTTGTTCGATCTCGTTGGCGAGCCAAGCTCGATACAGTTTGCGAAACCAGACGGCATGGGAGGAGACCAAAGTTCCAGACGAAGCCCTGGTCATCTTCCACCGATCGTTTTTCTTGTCAAAGAAATAGGAACCGCTCGGGGGAAACAGATAAACCTTTCCGTGCCACTGCTGGCAATTCAGGCCGTCATCCTGTGGCGTAAAGAACTGATCCGCCTGGACAAACTCTTGAGCAGCCTTGGAACTAGCCGGGTCTAAATCAATGCCACCCATCAGCGTATGAGCTGATTCCACAAGATCTGGTGGTGTGATCAGCTCAAGATCTTCTTTGCGTCCCGTTACGCGGCGTACGCTCATTTGCTGTCGACGACACGGTTGTAATCAATTTCAAGATATCGCATTCCCTCCTTATCGTTAACGATGTATCCAGCTTTTTCCTGGGGGTCGATCTTTTGAGCAGCCTCCAGGATCCGCCGGAAGGTCTCGGCTAGGTCCCCCTTGTTCTCTGACTCGCAGGCTTCCTTGGCACTATGTAATTCTTCTAGTGTCATATAAAGGATGCTACGTTCCTGCTCTGGCTGGAAGCAGATCACACCTGGACCTTCCGCATCCCAGAACTTCAGGTACATGGAGCCCATGTCACCAAGGATGAAACGGACAGTTTGATCCAGCATCTTGGCGCTGGTATCGTTAATGTCTCCATTCAAGGCGGAATGGATTAGTTTTTCTCGGCGGTCCATCCTTCTAACAATCCTTGACGGGACAATGCTTCCAGTAGTTTAGGAAGCGGTTTATAAATTACGACAAGCTTACCCAAATTTCCACGTTTTTTGACAAGTTTTCCGTCTTCATCACGTAATTTGTCAAATTCGCCTGATCGGATAAGATATTCGGCAACGCAACGCAGCCTGCGTTTGAGAGGCAATTCTGCTTGCGGAAACTTACCGCAGATCGTGTCTGGGGTCATGTCCTTGAAAGCTAATCGGAGGCGGTTAGCCAGGGTCATGTTGGAATTGGCATCCTCCTCTTCGTAGTTTTTGATGTTCTCCAAATAACGTTGGAGGCATCCCGTATCGAAAGACCCACCAGGAGGGAAGAACTCTTCTACCTGTCTGTATAAGGATTCCGGCAGAGTCTCCTCTGCGTTCTCTACGGTTATCGCATAGATATCTAGCGAGCGAAAACGGTTAGAAGTCATTCCAGTTTCTCCTGGGTTGACTTGTACTTGCTGGGATGGGTGAAATCTTTTAGCTCGATGACCTTGTTGCGTGCAAAGGAATGCACCAAAGAGTTCCAAGGAATCCTGATGACAACTCGTTTGCCGGTATCTGGGGAGATGTTGACGTAGTGGATACCTTCCTTCCAGCCCTTGTCTTTGTTTTTCTTGCCAACCGAAATCCAGTTCCGGATTGTTTGATCGGAAACACTAAGACGCCTGGCACACTCTTCCGTCGAGATGTACTCGTCAGCAAATGCCTCTGGATTCAGGAGATCCTTTTCCTCATCAAAGTGCCTGCTATGCCACAAAGAAGATAAAACTGTCTTAATGCCCTTGAGTTCAAAGGCGATATCTTCTAGGCCCTTGCGGATTCCGTACGCCATAATCAAACGCTTTGTTTAGATGCTAGTCTGTGGGAAAACGTTTTGCTTTTACCATGGAAGATCAGGTTCCTTCCAGTGTTCCTCCTCAGGCTGAGCCCACAGTTCCTGGTGGCCTGACCCCTGAAATTCTGGAGGCGTTGAAAGCACGCGCTCGAGAGGAAGCAATTCGTATGACCATGCTTCAGAAGCAGGCCCAACAACAGGAAGCAGCGGATCTCCCCATTGCTCGACCAGAGGTTCAGCCCAGTCAGCAGGTTCAGTTTCCACAGTTTGAACCTCAGTACGTTTATGTTCGTCGCAACTTGACCGTTGCCGAACTTGGTTTAGTTCTACTGCTGGCTTGCGGTCTTGTCACCGGTATCCAAACAGGCTGGAACTTCGTATCTAACCGTCTCCCAACCATTGAAATCAAGGCCAGGTAGGTTAAACACACTGCGACTATAATTCATTTTATGGGGTTTTTGTGATTTAATAGGTGGCTAACAGACGGATATCTGAGCTACAGGAGATCGCTGGTATCAACCTAGCGGAGGCGGACCTGCTCACCGTCGTGCAGGTTGCCGAGGTTGATCCGGCGATTAAAAATAAGAAATTAACGATATCTGGCACCAAGGCATACCTCAATGTTTACTACCTCCCCCGCACTGGTGGGACGGTTAGTGGCTCAATTACAATTCAAGAAAACCTAACGGTTGAACGTCAGACCACCACTTCTGGCCTGGCGGTAACCAATACAGGCAACGTTGGTGTTCTTTTTGTTTCTGGCAACACCACGATCAGTGGCACATTAAGTGGTACCACCATTACGGGTACCAACGTTAATGCCACAAACATTAACTCAATTAACTTCACAACCTCTGGTTTTAGTGCAACGTCAATTACCGGTGTTTCCGGTACCTTCACCTCACGAGTTTCTGGTCTAACCGTTACTGGTGTTACTGGTGCCTTCGGTAACCTCATCATCCGTAGCGGCACGGTTAACGACCGCCTCAATGCCGGAACCTTGAGTGGTGACTTTGGTGCATTTGGCAGCATTACAGGCGTTACCGGCGTCTATACCAATACCCTTTCCGGTGCCACGGTTACAGGTACAACCGCTAACTTCACCACTGGTAATTTCCAGGTTCTCAACGCTGGTAGCCATAACATTAGTGGCAACCTGACCGTTACCGGTAACCTGCGCGTCCTTGGTTCTGGTTACTTCAGCTCCGGTGTCAATGTCACTGGTACGCTCAGCGGTACCACCATCACTGGTACCAGCGCTAAATTCACCAATGTCACCGGTGTCAACGTCATTGGCACCACTCAGGTTTCGGGTGCAACCGTAACAGGTGGCTTTGGTCTTTTCACAACCGTTACCGGCACAAACGGTGTCTTCACAACCAGTGTCTCTGGTGCAACCGTTACAGGTAACACTGGTAATTTCACAACACTGAACGCCATTACGGCAACGTTCACCACCGGCATTATTCGAGAGAACATCACTGTTACTGGTGATGCAACCGTACAGGGTGACATCTTTGTTAATGGTTCAGGCTTCTTTGGTTCCGGTGTCAGCATTACCGGCACGGTTAGTGGCGTAACCTTCACAGGCTCGACGGCACAATTCACAACCGTCACTGGTGGCACAGCAGGGTTCACGACAATTACCGGAACCACAGTCACCGGCACCAACGCCAACTTTGTTAACGGCGTCTTCACAACTCAGGTTTCCGGTACGACTGTTACTGGCACGACCGCAAACTTTACAACTGGTAATTTCAAAACCCTTATCACTTCTGGTCATACAGTCACAGGTGATTTAACGGTATCCGGCAACCTGATCGTTGAAGGTACAGGGTTCTTCAGTCAGGATGTCAATATCACCGGCACCTTATCTGGCACAACCATTACTGGGACAACTGCTCAGTTCACCGCTGGTCAGTTCAATACCGTAACCGGTGTCACAGTCATCGGCACCACCAGTGTTTCCGGCGCAACAGTGACCGGCAACCTAGGCCAGTTCGCAACACTGACAGGTAACACCGCTGGATTCACGACCGTCACAGGCACGACCGTTACTGGTACAACAGCCACATTCGCAAACGTCAACGCGGCTTACATCACCGGATCGACCCTTATCTCTGGTGCAACTGTTGAAGGTCTCATTGGTGGATTCTCGAACCTTCTTGTTGTTAGTGGTCGTTTTACGTCGCTTCTTTCTGGGGCAGTCGTCACTGGTGATGCAGGTCAGTTTGGAACCCTGACTGGTAATACCGCAGGATTTACCACGATCACTGGAACAACAGTCACAGGTACGACCGCGAACTTCACAACGGTTTCAGGTACGACAATCACTGGTGCTAGCGGTTTGTTCTCCACTACTCTTCAGGTTAGTGGTTCAAATGTTGCCAGCCAGGCTTACGCTGATAACACCGCAATTGTTTACGCAATTGCTCTTGGCTAAGCCGTTTATAATTAAGAAAACTGCGCAGTAACTGATAAGTAATGGCTCGTTTCGTTTCTGTAGCCAGACAAAATATCGCAAGCGGGTCTACTTCTCCTACTGCGATCATCTCTGGCACATCCAATGCAAGTGGCGTACCGGCTGGTAATTACGGCGTAGTTCTTAGCATCATTGCTTCCAACACATCCGCCAACGCTCAGAACGTCACAATCGAACTGGTTAAATCTGGAAACACATCCACAGGTTCCATTGTCACCTCTGGTACTGTCCCTAACCAGTCATCGCTTGAGATCATGACTGGCAACAAGATCATTGTCGAATCTGAAGACGTGATCCGTGCCTACGTGGGGAATACCAACGTCATGGACGTTATTGTTTCCTACATGCTGAACCCGCAAGATAACACGATCTGACCATGCCTTACATCGGTAACGTCCTCACGTCTTTTGCCGTTGAAACCGGCAATATCGCTGATCAAGCTGTTACAGCTCCGAAGCTCAGTGCGACGGGCGGTACCAACGGTCAGGTCCTTGGTCTGGATGCAGGTGGCAATTTAGTTTGGACTTCTGATCCAGCGGGTCAGTGGGTGACGAGTGGTAGTGATATCTATTTTGATGGTGGCAATGTAGGCATTGGAACAACAAGCCCAGCTTCTTTATTAACCGTTGACGGTGTTGGTGCTTTTGGCGCAGGAAGTGCAAGCGCTCCTTCTGTAAGTTTTAACGGAGACCTAAATACCGGTATTTACTCCCCAGGCGCAGACCAAGTAGCCATCTCGACTAATGGCACTGGTCGTCTTGAGATTAACAGCGCCGGAGTTATTTCTCACAAACTGTACGACCGTTGGGAACAGAATGACGGCACCTCTGTTGCTGGTTACCTTGGCAACGCAAACGCTGTTCTTGCATCAGGCAACCAGGCTGACTTCGGAATTAGGTCTCAGGCAAACATTGTATTTGCTGCTGGTGGAGGAACTGAGCGCATGCGCCTGGACTCCAGTGGCCGTTTAGGTCTGGGGACTAGTAGCCCTGATTCAAAACTTCACGTTGTAGACGCAAACTTAAATGGCATTCGTATTGGATACTTATCCGGAAGTTCAAACTTAAATCTTTACGACGCTGATGCCCACGCATTCAGAGGCAGAGGATCAGGCGACGTAATGCGTATTACATCTTCGGGCAACGTAGGGATTGGCACTACGAGTCCCAGCATGCCATTGGAGGTGGATGCTGCATCTGCTTCCGGAAACGATATAGTTAGATTTACTGGAAAGAACTCAGGAAACATTGTAATCCGTAACGCAACGGCAGATGAAGTCATTATTCATACTGGCACAAATGATGCGTTAGTTTTTGGCACAAACGGGAACAATGAACGCGCCCGCATCGACAGCTCCGGCAGGTTGTTAGTTGGCACGTCTACGGCGTTTTCCAGCACAAGAAACGCCTATGAATCTGAAGCCACACCTACAAGGGTGGAATACGTCGCAACTGCTACAAACAGTGTAAATAACGGTTTTGGCGTATATAACTTTTCATCTTCGGCATATGCGCCAAACCTAGATTTATGCGCTTCAAAAAGCAACACAGTAGGCGGTCACTCAGTTGTATCCAGTGATCAAGCCTTTGGTCACATCAATTTCGGAGGCTCAGATGGAACACAGTTCAGAACTGGCGCAACAATTCTAGGCGCAGCAGACGGCACTCCCGGTTCTGGTGATATGCCGGGCAAGTTAGTGTTCTCCACTACGCCCGATGGCAGCGCATCGCCAGTCGAGCGGGTGAGGATCCGTTCGGGTGGAACCGTGGACATGTTTGTGGATGCAGGTGCGCTAAATTCGCGTTCTTCTTTTGCAGCCAGCGCCAGCGAATATCTTTACATCGGACGGCACAGTGCAACAAACACTAATACTGGCACGCTTTCGTTTGCGGTTTACACAAACGGAAACGTAGTCAACACCAATAACTCATACGGCGCTATCTCCGACATCAAGCTGAAGGAAAACATCGTCGACGCCGGCTCCCAGTGGGACGATCTTAAGGCTCTCCAAGTCCGCAAGTACAACTTCAAAGAAGGCCAGACCCACACCCAAATCGGTCTAATCGCCCAAGAGGTTGAACTTGTCTCTCCTGGTCTTGTCAGCGAATCCCCTGACCGCGACGAAGAAGGCAACGACCTTGGCACGGTTACCAAGAGCGTCAACTATTCAGTGCTCTACATGAAGGCAGTGAAGGCGCTGCAGGAAGCAATCACCCGCATCGAAACCCTAGAAGCCGAAGTCCAAGCGCTCAAGGGCGCGTAGTCCTACTCACTAATACATTGAGTTAAAATAAGTAAAAAGACTTTTGTCATGGCTACTACGATTACTTGGAATATCGCTCAGCTTGAGACTGCTCCTTCTGATGAGGGTCTTACTGATGTTGTTAAAACTGCCCACTGGACTGTTAACGCAGTAGAAAGCACCACCGTCTCTGGTCAAACCACCGAATACACTGCTGGTGCATACGGTTCTGTTGGTTTTGGTGAGCCCGACCCCGCAGCCTTTGTCCCCTATGCTGACGTGACCCTCTCCGGTGCTATCGATTGGGTTAAGGCATCCCTGGGCGATGAGCAAGTTGCAACCATCGAAAGTGGTCTCGTCAATAACATTGCTCAACAAAAGAACCCTCCTATCGTGGTATTACCACTTCCCTGGGCCAGTAACTGATCTATAATTTCAAAAGTTTCTTTTGAACCATGGCTTCTATTGCTGAAAAGATTGAAGCTCTCTATGCAGAGCTGGAGCAAGTTGTTGAGCAGCACAACCAAGCTGTCCAAATCCAAGGTGCAGCTAAGGAGAAAGCAATCTCCATCCAAGGTGCTATCAATGCACTGAAGGAACTGCAAGAAGGTGAAGGCACAGAAGAAGCTACACAAGCCGAGTGAAGTAAAATAGGGACATAGCTAATTGTGTCCCTATATTTAAATGGCCTACATTGGACAGCAGCCTGTAGTCGGTCGTTACATCCTCCTGGATCAAATCTCAGGGGGATTTAATGGCACAGCTAGCGGTTTCACCATGAGCACCGCTGGTGGTGTTCAAGGTGTTATCCCTGGTCTCGCACAAAACGTACTGCTGTCACTAGGTGGTGTGATCCAACAACCTGGGGTGGACTACACCATCTCAGGTTCTGGACTCACCTTCACAACCCCACCAGTCTCTGGTACTACTTTCTTTGCCACCGTCCTTGGTGATGCGCAGTCCGTTGGGACCCCAAGCGATGGCACCGTAACCCCTGCTTCTATTGCAGCTGGTTATGACTTTGCATTCCCTAACTTAACTGTTACTGGTATCACAACTATTGCCTCTGGTACGGCAGCAGCACCGTCGTTAACAGTAACTGGAGATACAGATACAGGTTTATATAGCCCTGGTGCTAATCAATTAGCCATCTCGACTAATGGCACTGGGCGGTTGTTTGTTGATGCGAGTGGGAATGTTGGGGTTGGTATTACTCCAAGCGGTCCGTTCGATGTGTACGGAGGAACGTGGAAGCGACTTCTCGTTACCTACCCAGACACTTACACAACTAAACTTGCATTGAGCACCGGAGGTTATCTTCAGTCGAGCGTAGGCGATGACGCAGTAAGGCTTTACAACACTGCAAATGGTCCCACAATCTTTGCCACAAACAACACCGAACGCCTCCGCATCACATCGGACGGGAAGCTAGGTCTGGGGACTAGTGCGCCTGCATCTAAACTAGATATTCAAGACACGTCCGGGACAACTAATGCCCCCGTAATTATTCAGAACATAAGTGCGCTTTCTAGCGGCACTGTTGCCAACGGTTTTGGTCCCGCGATTCGCTTCCAGGGTGAAGATGCCGGTGGTGCAAATAGAGACATGGCTTATGTTTCGAGTGTTTACACAAACGCGAGCACTGTTGATACAGCGTTAACTTTTTACACTCGTGACAACCTTGGTGCGTTGACCGAGAAAGTACGCATTGACGAGCAAGGCCGCGTAGGGATTGGCACTACTGCGCCCAGTCATCGGCTACACGTTCTAGACAACACCAATAATGTCTTTCTTCAAGTTGAAGCCACTGGCACCGCTAAATACGCACAGATAAACTTAAGAGGAACTTCTACTGCAAACTATATCAGTTCAGATGATGATCTGGCTTTTTATGCAAATGCTGGAGAACGCGCCCGCATCGACAGCTCTGGTCGCCTGTTAGTTGGCGCATCTACGAGTATGACTATCGGCGCCCAAGCTCAATACGCAAAGTTGCAGGTTGTTGGTTCCACCGCCGGCGCAACTGGGCAAGGCATCATCAGTATCGGTAGAGGACAGCCTGCCTCCAATATTATCGCTAATAATGACATCGGCTACATCAACTTTACTGACAATGCTGGTGGAGAGTTTGCACAAATTGGGTGTTTGGTCGATGGAACGTGTGGGACAGATGACTACCCAGGCAAATTAACGTTCTCCACTACTGCCGACGGAGCGAGCAGCCCGACGGAGCGGATGAGGATTGATAGTCAAGGCCGTATGGGACTTGGCACTGGATCGCCCACGAATCCGCTTCATATCTCAACATCTGATGGCACACCTATAAAGCTTCAAAGCAGTGGCGCAAACACTTATATAAACTTCGTCAATTCAAATAACGGTCAAGGCTATATAGGTTACGAAACCCAGGACATGGTGTTTTGGACTGCTAATTCTGAACGCGCCCGCATCGACAGCTCGGGACGCCTGTTAGTTGGCACGTTTTCGAGCGTTTATAGCGGTCGCAAACTCCAAATCGTTGATGATGGCACTGGTATTGCCGAGTTTGCGACAGGCCGCAATGATTTCTATGGGCCAACAATTAGCTTCACAAAATCTCGTGGCTCGACAGCAAGTCCCAGCATCGTCAGCAATGGAGATGCACTAGGAGTAATCACTTTTGACGGATACGACGGCAGTACAAAACGCACTGGCGCTGAGATTAGATCCGATGTAGACGGCACCCCTGACACTGGCACTGGCGCCATG